GACTCAAATGGAAAGAAACGATCTGTTGTGATAGAAGTGAAACCCAAAAAACAATGTAAGGCTCCTCCAAAGAATCCAAAAAGGAGAACTAAGGCATGGGCACATGATGTTCAAACATGGGTCATCAATGAAGCAAAGTGGAAAGCAGCAGAACAATACTGTGCTGATAGAAAGTATGAATTCAAGATCATGACCGAAGACGATTTAGGTATATCTCATGATCGCAGAAGATATTAGACAACAAGCTGGTAAGAAAAATAAAAGTGGGGCATGGTATGTAAGTGCTCTCTCACAAGCATTGTCTAGTGTCCAGAATCCAGATATTAGTGCCAGTGACACTAGTGGTGTGACAGAAGGAGACCTATTTTTCTTTTCATACAGCCCATCTTTTCCTGAGAGATATGAATTCTGGGATACCCAACCCCTTGCAGTAGCACTAAAATTCTATAGAGATGGGTTTCTAGGATGTAATTTACACTATGTAAATCCATCTTATCGTGATGCAGTTGCAATGAGCTTACTAAATAGTGGAGGCGGAGCTGCGGTTCCTAAAAATACACTGCACAAATACCTGTACTCTGGTGTGGGTAGTTTATTAAAAGTTCCTAAAAATGAGGATTGGGGAGAAATTTCTAAACTTCCTACAGAACAATTCATAGGCAGGAACGGTATGAAGTATCCAAAACACCGAGCATTTAACTGGAAAAAATGACATCATCAGTAACATTCCAAAACGACGTTCAAGAGTACGGTAACGAACTTAGGCTTGAGACAAATCTGGAACAAAACGTTATCAATGCAGAAGGTGGTAGAGATACTGTAAAATATAAAGCATTCATTAAAGAAGGCGAAGTAAAAATATGGCCTGTTGACGACATTGGTAAAATTATTGCTGGATCAGAACCAATATTTGAAAATGGGGAGTGGAAGCCTGGTTCTGTAACAGAAAAAAGTAGGGAAAATAAAGTAACTTTTGCTGGAGTTGTTTTTGATGACAAAGGAAATGTAGATACAACTAAATCAGTTTTACAACAACAATTAGCTGAGGAAGTAAGAAGTTATGCTAGTGTAACAAATGAAGAGGTTGCGCCATGGGCACAAAATACAGAACTTACACCTCTACAAAAAGCAGAAGCAGATTTAGAAAGACTCAGAGAAGAGGGTTACATTAGAACAGGAAATTCACAGACCGATATGAGAAGGTCTATGCAATGGACAAGAGCAATAAGAGATGCTGAAAATAAAGTAAGAATAGAAGAGAAAAAAGTAGAAAACAATCAACAGCTAGGAGGAACTGACAATGATATGAAAGGAGCTAGTGGTTCAGCAGAAAGGATCAAGTATGCTTTTGACAGGGACGATGAGATTATGTTCCTTAGACCTGTTGTATATCCACAAGACCTATCAATGAGTCAGGATCATATGGTCATTCAATGTTATTCATATGAACCCCCATATAGTAGAGAGTTTACTAAGAAAAAGAATGAGAAGGATGGATTTACTGGAGCTGCTCTTGGTGCCAAAAGAGGATCACCACTTAGAAAGAAACTAGGTGCTCCAATCATGTTACCCATGCCGAATCAAATGCAAGATTCAAACCCAAGATCTTGGGAAGAGAGTAACTTGAATAATGCGGCACTAGATGCTATCCGAAAAGCTGGAGAAAATACTCTTTTTAAGACTTTTTTCACAAACCCACTTGGTATCCAACCAATGCTTGACGGAATGGCCAATTTCTTTCAATTATCATCACAACAAGCTGGTAGAGCTGACATAGCGGCAAACAGAATGAGTCAGTTACTTGGAGATCAGGGGTTTGATGTTAGTTCAGATCAGATATTAGCTAGAACTGGTGGTGTCATTGCAAACTCCAACACTGAACTTCTATTTGCTGGAGTTAGTTTAAGATCTTTTAAATTTCAATGGTTATTAACTCCAAGAGATGAGAATGAAGCACATATATGCAGAATGATGATTCGTGCTTTTAAAGAATGGTCTGCTCCAAGAAAAATGACAAAACTAATTGGAAAAAGTGGAGATCCAGAAACAACTAATGAAGGAGGCACTGGTTTGGCTGGAGGACCTAGTTACTTCCTAGGCACACCAAACGTGTTTAGGTTAAGATATCTTACTGATGGAAACAAACCTATCTTGGGTGCAAATATGTTCAAAACATGTGCTTTGCGTAGTGTGGATGTCAATTATACTCCAGAAGGTCAATGGATGGCATATGCACATGGTCAACCTACATCATATAGTCTGGCACTCGATTTTGCCGAATTGGAACCTATATACAACACAGATTATCAAAGAAATGGTGATGATACGAGGATGTTTAGTGATGAGAATAAAATGGGAGACTTGATGCCAATCTTCGTTATTAATCAGGATGATCCAAAAACTTCGATGATAGGGTACTAATATGCAAGGTTATTTTTCCTACTTACCAAATATAGATTACGTCTCTAGATCTCCAGACAGGAATTCTAATGATGAGTATATTCCAGTAAAAAATATTTTCAGAAGAGCAAAACTTCGTGAGGATCTTGATCAAGTAGCCACATCCTTTGAGGATTTCTTTATTCGTGGCAATCTAAGACCAGATCAATTAGCATATACTCTATATGGAGATCCTAGATTTGATTGGGTAATATTAATAGCGAACAATATAACAAAGGTTAGAGATCAGTGGCCACTAAACGATAATGATTTCAGAAAATACTGTTTAGAAAAATATGGTAGTGATGAGGAATTAGCAGAGATACATCACTATGAAACTTTGGAAGATGTAGATTGGGCTGGAAGAATAGTTGTTCCAGAAGCATTAAGAGTAGATTCTAACTTTGATCTTAAATATTTGAAGTATAGACCAGAAGAGCAAAGAATTGTCTCATACAGTAGAGTTACTCAGTTAAATGAGTTATCAACTATAGATTCAGTTGGAACTGCAAAAGATGCCAATGGTGATGTGATTCAAAATCCTAACGTAACTCCTGTAACAAACTATCAGTTTGAGGTATCCAGAAATGATGCTAAGAGAAGAATTAGAGTCATCAGACCACTTTATCTAAGCACTGTAATACAAGATCTAAACAGAATAGGTAAATATAAAAAATCATCTCAATTCAAGAGTAAAAGACTTAAGAGAGCATACAATCCCAGAGATTAATAAAAAAAGGGGTCTTGCGACCCCTTTCTTATTGTTTACTCTTCAGCGAGTTTTTGGAAGTAACTCAGTGCGTCGTCCTCTTCCTCTGTATCCGTATCAGCAGATGCAGCAGTGGCACTTGCACGGAGGTTAGATAGTTCCTCCTCAACTGATCCACGATCAGTATCTTCGTTGGATACTTCAACATCCTCTCTTGTAGGTGTTACAACAGCCTTCCTTGAAAGAACTGTGTCCAAACGTGCTTTGAGTTGTTCATATGTCTTGAACTGGTCAGGAGCAGTGAACTCACTAAGATCGTAGATCTTGTTGTAGATCTCTTCTAGTGCATCATCGTCATCTAGAAGTGCTTCTGATCTTGCAAACTCTGAACTATCATAGTTCCAGAATCCAGCAACCTGTTTGATCTTCAACTTGAAGTTAGCACCCTTCCAAAAATCAAATGGATTGATTGCTTCTTCATCATCGAACTCAGGTTGCATTGCAGCAGTGATCTTATCAAAGATCTTCTTACCAAACTTGTAAAGTTTTACTTGTCCTTCGTTCTCAGGATTACTAGAATCTTTTACAACATAAACATTTGCATAGTAAGAAAGCTTACGCTTTTGCTTACGAGCAATGTCTTTGTCAGATTCACGACCACTGTTCCAGAGACTGCGATTCAGTTCTCCAACAGGATCATCCTTGCCAATAGTAGTTAAACTGTTCTCAATATACCAACCGCCTGGTCCTTGAAAAGCGTGACTCCAAACTTGAGTCCATGGCAGTTCACAATTAGCATGTGCAGGGAGGAATCGAATAACTGCGTATCCGTTACCCGCTTTATCTACAGCTGGTTTCCAAAGACGTTCATCAGTATTGTTACCTTTCTCGTTGAGTTTCTCAACTTTTTTCATCAATCTCTCTGTAAGAGAGCCTGCTTTAGATTGTTTCTTTAGTGCAGCAAATGACATTTAGTATTCTCCGTATTTTTGTATTGTAGGATTGTTTGTATTATAACAGATAATTGTGTTTTGTCAATCTGGAATATTTTCTTCCAGTTTGTCTAAGGTTTCAGTCAGAGTGTCAAAAAATTCTGCAATATTTTGACCTGGCTGGAGTCCCAGAAACTTGGCAGACTCTAAGATCTGCTCTCTCATCTCAATAGCATCAGGATCGTCCTTCTCTAATTGCAGTCTGAACATAAAGTTCCTCTGCTTTTCGAGTAGTGTTCTCATCTTTTGAATATGCAAAAGACCACCATCTACGGTAGGATTCCTCATACCGTTGATTGCCAGTCCTGACATGATATCTTCTTGTAACTCCTGTATCTCTGCCATGGCAGCTCTTACTGGAGCGGATCTAAAAAATTCACCCATCAATCGAATCTGATACTAATACTATTTATGTTTTTTCTGATAACCATTTAGGTATGTAAACTAGGGATAATACTCCACCCCACCATACGGCAAGTGAGAGTATATCTACGTTTCTATGTGGTCCTAATGATATACCTATGATCACTAGAGACAGCCACACCCAGTCAAGTGCTGAGTGAAATTTCTTAAAACCGTCTCCAAATTTACTTATTAATTCTTCTCTACGCTTTGCAAACCAAGGCGATACATGCCTCATGATTACAAAACCTTCGTTGAGAACCATTACAGTAAATCCTATCCAGAATATCACAGCGGTAACTTAGATTTAGAAGTACGTTTTAAGTAATTCAATTCAGTTGCTTCCGCTTTTAATTTATCCTTGAGAGGTTTTGCGATTAATTTCCCAACTGACTCAAACTCAATATTATTTTCTTCGCAATAACTAATGATTGCTTCAATATAATTGAGCTCAGTGTCAAGTACCAGTTGTTCAACATCAGTAGTGAACTTGTTCTGGTCGAGAAATTTAGCTTTTAGTAAGTCGTTAACTTCTTTCTCCATACTCCCCGAGCTTGTGGGTGACGAATTCTTTAATATACTTGGTAAGAAGCTTAATATAGTCACGTTTGTTGGTTTTTTCATAAACTTTCACATCTCCATTATCAGCAACCATTAAGGTCACAATCTTCTCCACCGCAATACCTGTCATCTCAAAGTACATACAGGCATATGCAGTTTCTTGAACGAAATAGTTTTCTAACCACTTCTCTGGTTTAATCTTTTTAGATGTCTTGAAATCTATTACCGCTAACTCTCCGTTATATTCGGCAATGCAATCAACACGTCCAGCAATACCGAAGTACTCACTATATAGGGGTTTTTCCAGACAGTGAATATTATTGATATTGTTTAAGGAGTCCCTTGCTGCAATCCACCTTGATTTTGTGGAAGGCAGAATGTCCTTCATAGAATTAATATCTTCATTTAAGAGATACTTTTCAACCAGATCATGAAACTTGGTTCCCCTGTCGGTGGCAACCTTTGTGATCTTATTGGCTTCTTCCTCACCAACCTTATTACGCCATTTGATAAACGTTTGGCGATTATAAAAACTGGTTATGGAAGTAATAGATGGAGCTTTCTTTCCACTTGGAAGAGTGTAATATCTAACTCCATCTATAGTATTGGCTTCTAACTCAAAATCACCAAGTTTATTCAAATGAGTAAACGTCATAAAGAAAGAGCGAGTTTAGTAACCAAGTAGTTTCTTACTAGACCAGAGCGAACAATATCATCTAAACCAAATTCAACCGTACCGAAATCATCTTCCATGATCTCAATGATACGTTTAAAATCTAAGATGCCATTCTTCTCATTGGATTTTGTAAGATCCGTTTGAGTAGAGTCACCACAAAACATTATTTTACAGTTATCTCCTACTCTTGTTATTATACTATCTAATTCATGAAAATTCAAGTTTTGCATCTCATCTACTAACACAATGCAATTATCAAGTGTTGTACCCCTGATAAATGATGTGCTCCAGAATGAAATAGTCTCTTGTGCTTTCAAATTACCGTATAACATTTCAAAGTCATTGTCTGAGGGCATCTCAAACATATACTTTACCATATTCTTATATGGAATCTGATAGAGTGATGACTTATCTTCATGGTCGCCTGGCAAGAAACCAATCTCTCTTGTGGAGACCAATGACCTAACAATATACACCTTATCATATGGTGTCATTTCGTCAAGTACATCTTTTAGTGCAAGATACAAACTAATGAATGTCTTACCAGTACCAGCACAACCATATGCAAAGATATTCTTACCTTTAGCATATTCCTCAAAAAGAATCTTCTGATTATCTGTGATAGGTTCTACGTCAACCAACATAGCGTTGTTGATTGGTCTCTTCCTACGTCTTTGTTTAGCAGTCATTCCAGCTCCAACGTTACTATCACGATGTTGACTATTAGTGTTCCTTCTTTTTTTAGTTGACATTAATACCTCTGTTAGCTAAACGACCTTTTACCCCAGCAGTTTTCTCAGATTTTTTGAGAATCTCACTCCAGCCTGGATGTTTGTTGTTGAGTTTATCTCTCCACTCTCCAACCTCTCCTACGCCTGGCATTGTGGATGGATCTGAGTAATCCCTTATCCAATCGGGATTATCCTCTCTCCATTTGTCCCACTTCATAATACTCATTACAACCTCTTTCTGTTCACCAGTTTTTGTGTTGACTACAGGGTATGTTGCCATTAAGTTTGTTCTCCGTGAAGTTCTTTTTTGATTTGTTTTTGAATTTCAACCACACCATTTCTCCATTCTAATGCCTCAGAAACGATTGGAAACTGTTCTATAAAGACAGTTTTACATGCCTGTGCAATGTCCATGTGTTCCTTTTGAGTTCCATGAGCGGATCTCAGTTCAATATAATGAATCCATGATCTGCAAGAACCTGTCATGTAGATTCTTGTCGGTGTGCAAAGTGGTAAGACCATTCTGGCACATTCTTTTGCAACTCCTTCCTCTAACATCTGTTGATATAAGGCGGTTGCAGAGTCAAACAGGGTTTGCATTTGTAATTCTAACTTCTGTCTGACAAACTCGTCAAGATCGTCTGTTGAGTTCTGACGATTCTTTAAATCTTGTTTCCTAAGTTTAGGAATAGGGATTACTCCCAACTGTGTACTATCAGCATATCGTTGGGAAAACTCTTGAAATGTAAATGATCTATGCCTCAGTATTTGAGCCGCTATAGCCCTTGTTGTCTCTATCTCTAGAGTCATGCTAGACTGTTCAAATACAGACCAATGTTGATGATTGATGCAATACTTGAGAAGTCCAGCAAACTTCTCATTATCTTGGTTGGATGGATTTGAAACTCTGGCGATATGTGCCATTGTTTTTTCTGCATCTGGTGTGATACTTACCAGTTTTACGGTCATAATTCCTCTATTTGGTCTCCATACGTCACTTTTTGTTTTTCATTATCAGAGGCATATTGAGATAAATCTGAATAAACCTCAGACTCAAGTGCCTCTACGAGTAACTTTAAGTTTTTTACAATGAGTTTTAGTTTTGCTTTTTCCATGTTAGATGAAGTAATTAAGGTTAATTACGCACCTACGAAGGGTATCAGTCGGGGAGCATCCAGCATGTAAAGTATTTGAGTTAAATACTACCATCCTGTTTGCTATACTGTCAACCTTTGTACCATCTTCAAATCGTGTGTAACCATCGTTCGTATTTACATAATATATGGAAGTGATACAATCGTCAACATCTGTGTGAAGATCATATTCTTGCCTTTCGGGTGTTCTCATATTTAGATTAGCCTTGATCCTGACGATTGAAACAGGTTCCAACTCGTTTAGGATAGGCATAAGGTTGTAGAAGAAAGCACTTCTAGGTTCAAACTGTGCATAAAACACATGACAAAATTGAAAATATCCATCATCAGGTGTATTAACACCGTTACCAAATTGCCATTGAAACGAAGAATCCTCCATCATCATTTTGCGGAGGACTTCGTAATCATCTGGTTTTAGAAAATCATCAATTACCTTCAATTTCATTCGCTTCTTTCTCTAATTGAGATACGACCTTTTCAGTGCCGTCCAAGAGTTTAACTTGAAATAGATTAGACTTCATATACTTTTTGATCTTTTTATATTTTTTCAACACTTTATTGAACTCTTCTTTATTGAGTTCTACCTTTCCTTGTTTAGCATTACCAGTATATTTGCTACCAGCAACGTTTCTACCATCTCCCATAGGAGAAGATCCACTAAATTCACCCATTTACAATATCTCCCTCAAAGTTCATCATAGCCAACAAAGTATCATATGGAATCCATGCAGGGTCTTCATTCTCGAACTGCACTTCTACTTCCTTGATATTTTTCTGTAAGAATCTGCTATATGAGGTTCTTACATTTTTCACAACACTCATAGGATTAATCATTTACGTTTTTGTGGTTTTTTAGCTGGTGTTTTTTTCTTATCTGGATTGAGCATATCCTCATTCCAGAGTTTAGGATTGATACTGCCTCTAGATTGAACCCATCCCTGTAGTCCTGTTTTATACTTATCGTAATAGTAATCAAACATTTCCACTTGTTTTTGACATAAAGTTACGTCATAACACACTTTGTCGTCCTTTACATAAGTTACAAGATATGCCGTGTAAGGCAACTTTGGATTTTCTGCTAGTTTTGGATCGCAATTTTCGTGTAGGATTTTCAACTTCGGTTCCCCCAAGTAATTTCTGGATAGGCTTCTGACACTAACTCCTTAGTGATGTTATATTTGGTGTTGAGAGCTTTATCTTTCACAAGAACAAGGATTTCTGCCTCTGGTTGAGGTAGAGTCTGGAGAATATTAATAAAAATAGACTCTCTCTTGATCTTGTTAAGTTGGTCGTCTCCACCCTTCACAAAACGGTAGAACTGTCTTGCAGCATTACGAATAGTTGTTCTCTGAGGAACACCCTGTTCTTTAGATGCCTGCACATCACCTTCTACAGGTTGATATGGGACATCTCCCTCTGGAAGTACGGAGATGACTGATTCATCAAAGTTCCAAATCATAACCATTTTGAAAGAGTCATCACCATGAGTGCGAAGAAGCTCTAACTTTTTAGCCTTTACTCTTTCAGAATCGACTGCTTCTAAGAGTTCATGAACCATAGGATTGGGTGGCAGTTCTTTCTTTTTAACTGTCACAGTCCTTGGTTTTGTTGCAGTTTTGCGAGTGGAAGTGGTTTTCTTCCTAGTTGACGCTGATCTAGTCCTCGTCGTCTTCTTCGCTGTCGTCATTGTTTTCAAACCTCACGGCTACTATTTCATCAGGAATAAGATTCCCATTTTCATCATACATCTCAGGATGCGTGTACGCCACTTGATTTTGTAAGTGAACGTAATTGTTTTGTTGGGCTAACCAGCCAATTATACCACCTATCAGCAGAAACGTAAAGCAAAGTATACTAAACATGACAAGAAGTACAGTGGTTTCCATTTTGACCTCCTAAGGCTGTTTCTTTTTTATGTCCAACGATAATCTGAACTCTCTATTAAATAGACTCAGTTTAATGTCGAAGAACTTTGGTTTGTTTTGGGGTTTAGGTTGTCTCTCTCCTCGGAGTATAAGTTCTACGCCCTTATTTATGTCCATGTCAGGAGGCATCATTGGAGAAAACCCTATGTTCTTTTAGATATTTTAATGTTTGATTTGCGTTTCCGATAACCTTATTATCTAACATTACTTGAGGCAAATCAATCACATCTGGGAATTTGAGTTCAAATTCCTCTGCTGTGTAGTCTTTGTTTAATTCTTTGTAGACATAATCTCTACCTAACATTTCAAAGACCGTTTTGACCTTATAACACATGGGGCATTCTTCTTTCCCATAAATTGTAAACATAATTAATACCTAATTACTTCTACTTTTTCCCACTCACATTGATAGACAAGTAAACCTCCGAGTGTTTCTTCGTTATAGCATACTGTAAAGTATGATTGTAGTTTTTTACCGTCAAGTCTCCTTTTGGGAGCGTCTTGAGAATCTACAAAAAGAACCCGACCTTCTAGTGGTTTTCCACCTAAAACATCAGGTACTCTAACTACTGATCCTTCACGAATAGATCTCGTTTTCGCAGTATCTAAGAAAATGGGCTTCGATTCCGTTGGTGTCTGCTTTCCCTTGCGATACCCAGATATCGCAGAATTCGTAGAGTTGTCGGACATGAGAGAGGGTGTTGTATTTTTTGAGAGCGAGGAAGGTCTTTTGACGGATGGCCATGCGCTCTTCATTATAACGCCAGTCATTCACCATCTTCCTTACTCTCCTTGATTGCTCTATCTAGTTTATCAAAGAGCCCATCGGTAGTCATCAAAGTCTCTATGTGAGATAACATACCTCCCAACTCCCTACAAATGTAAGGTCTTTCTGTTCTTGCAGCGAAGGCGAGAGCTTCTCGAATGTTCCTCTCCGCCTCTTTCATACTGTCTTCTACTTGTTTAGATAATGCCATCAGTTTTTCTGAATTGAATCCCAATCTTTCTGGAACAGGTCAAGTCCTTTATCTGTAAGAATATGATTATACATCTTATCGAATACACCAACAGGTAATGTACAAACATCACTACCAGCACCAAAACAACGTCCTACATGATGAACATCTCTTAGAGATGCAGAAAGAACCTGAGTTCTTGCAAGGTGTTCACGATATACGGAAGCGATTGATTGAACCAAAGCAACTCCAGAGAAGGAATTGTCATTCAACCTTCCAACAAAAGGAGAAACATA